GCAGTTTGGATGACATCTGAGACATGAGAGCTGGGGATGGAAGCAGTGAGGGACAGGACTCCGGGGATCGATGGGTTTGGGCGCAGAGGGACATGGGATGATCTTGAGACTATTTCAGCTAGAGGACGGAAGACGGGGGCAATGATGGGGTCAGCGGTCTCATTGGAATTGAGAGAGAAGATGGGGAGAAGGTCGGTTGGAAGTTCAGAGCGAGCGCCGCGGAGCGGAGTGACACGGGAAGTGAGAGGTTCGGTGATAATTTCAACGCCGGTTAGCATGTTTCGGAAGATATCGGAGAGGGAAATGGGCTGGTTGGCGTGGAAGCGGGAGAAGAGGAGATTGTTGCAGGCGGAGTCAGTGCGGATGAGGGAGTGGTCGCCGGAAAAGTTGATGCCGATAGTGGAGCGCGTGAGGGCGACGAGGGACATGGAGTGGGACAGCATTCGGGAGTTGCGGTCAAGATGGATGTTGGCTGGGTGCTTGTAAGTGGAACCCTGAGAGGAGGCAATAGTGACAGCTTTGTAGCCACATTGGCTGATGGTGAGGGCAGAGGTCTGGGAATTGCACATGATGGTGGCATTGGGGGGCAGAGTCTGGTGGAAACGGGAGAAGCCAGGCTGAGAAGAGAGGGAGCGAACGCCGAAGAACTTGGCGACACGTTGAGGGATACGGCGGCTCCAGAGGCAATAGAAGTCGAGGTAGGGGCGGAGATGGCTGATTTCGGAAGGGAGGCGGTGGTTGCTTGAGTTGGTGTTGGTGGAGTGATATTCTCCTTGGAGGGGATCTCCAAGGACAATGACGAACTGAATGGTGGGATCGGCATGGATAGCAAGGTCGAGGTAGCCGCGTGGCATTTTGTAGACTTCGTCGATGACTAGCACACGGGCAGATTTGAGAAGTGAGGCCTCCCAAGTGGATATGCGCCAGGCAGCGGTGGATGAAAGCTCGAGAGCTTCCTTCCACTCACTGCGAAGCTCGGTGGTGGGAACTGAGACCTTGAAGGCGCTGAAGGGGTGGGTTTTGAGCAATTTCTGGACGGGGTATGATTTGCCGCAGCCAGCGAAACCGGCAATGTGGACGAGGGAAACGGCGCGGGAGACGGCTATGTCAAGCTGGGCATCGAGGGCGAGGAAAGAGTCTCTGGCTTTGTTTGGATGAAGGGGATCAACGTTGGCCATCACTCCGTCGAAGCCGTTTTTCATGTTGGAGATGAGATTTTTAGCGCGGCGGACGTTGGTGCGATATGAGTGGACGTGGCGGAAGGGAAGATGGGTGGAGTCATGGGTGAAGCGGAGAGAGGCGTGGATTAAGTCGGAGGCGGCGCCAGAGAGGCGGATTGGGTTGGAGGCGGGGGAGTAAGCGAAGTGACCGGGCGAACCTGATGAGTGGGTGATGGTGAAAGAAGCGCGGGGGTTGCTGCTACCGTAGATGAGACGATTCTGGCCTGAGATGATGACGGCTTCGAAATTGTAGGCTGAGGCGAGAACGGTGAGGTGGTCAGTGGAAAGGCCGTGACGGGAGATTTGAGAGGCGTCGAGGAGGCAGTCGGGGAGATTCTGCTGGAGGGTGAGCCAGAGGTCGGCCGGCTCAACATCTATGCCAGCGGAAATGGCGCGGAGGAGGCAGTCTGTGTTGGTAGGGTACGGGAGATTGGAGATGGGGCCGTTGCGCTCGCGGGTGAAGAAAAGGCCGCTACCTTCATGGAGAGGGGTGCGGGTGATCAAATCCCAGGTGGTGATCGGCCCGAATCCGGTGGGGTCAGAGAGCAAGGCGTTAGTCTCGGGGGTGATTGGGACCTGAGGGGGGTTGGGAGTGGAGCTGGGGTTTGGGGTGAACACACCAACGGAATCAAAAGACAGGGGAGCGCTGGGCATGTTGATTGGGGCGGTGGAGGACTGCTGTGTGATGGGTGGGAGGTTTGAGGCGACCGGTTTTGAGAAGTAAGGGGAATGCGGGCGAAGAGATTGAGTAGAGCCGAGACCGAGATCGAGAGATGCGAGCGGAGAAGTGAGGGCGGTGGGGACCGGGATGCTGGCAGAGGCTGGGGCTGGAGAGGGGGGGCGGGAAGCAGCGGGCGAAGGAGGACTCGGGGAGGTTGACTGAGAATCAGGTGGGGTTTGAGTCTGAGCGCTTGGAGGTGGTGGGATGAAGGCATCTGGATTGGTCAGGGGATCAGTGGCTGACGGCGGGGGGGTGACAGGGGAAGCGATTGAAGCGGGCTGAGTGGGGGCGCCAGATGGGGCGGGCTGCGTGGGGACTGGAGTGGCAGGTGGAGGGGGAGGAGGGGCAGCGGACTGTGTGAGGGGGATGGAGACGACCCAGGAGTTAGGATTTGAGATGGATGGGTCTGGGGGTGGTAAAGCAAGCATTCCTGGGGGGAGGAAAGGTTTTGAAGCAAGCAAATTGACTGGGCGGCGGTCGAAAGTGAGAGTGAATGGCTTGGGGTGGAAGTAGCAGTCATAGCGATCATGGATGGATTGGGGGGAGTCTTTGTCGCAAAAGGCTCGGTAAGCCCAGTAACAGGCAGGGGCGAGGGCAGCGAGGGTGATCCAGAGGGGCGTGAAAAAGGGGAGGGGGGTGGGGAGGTAGGCTGAGCCGAGAGTGGGAAAGTTGGGCGAGATGGCAGTCCAGGAGAAGAATTTTAAGAAAAGCGAGGTTAGGAAAGTTGGGCCGCGAAGATGTTTGGCTGAGAGGGACATGGTTAGGGCGAAGCGAGGAGCGGCATGAGTGAAGAAGCTTGGGGGTTGAACGAACCAGTGGCCGAAGATAGCCAGCGAAGTGATGTGGTAACGGCGGGCCTGGCAGACTAAATAGGCTACGTAGGCGGACAGGGGGGAGGAGATCAGGCAACCTGCTGAGAACAGGCGGAAGGAGTTGGTGCGAAGCCAATGACGAAGGTGCTGCAGGGGGGAAGTCAGAAGCATGTAGTGAGAGACTGGGCGGAGCGGGGAGGTGTAGAGGGCGAAGTGGGCAAGATTGTCCCAGGCGGCGGAGGAAACCCAGGAGTACTCGCTCTTGGAGGATTGAGTGCGGATGAAGCCGGCTGGATCAGTGACGCGGAGGGTACGGACGGCTCGGACGTAAAGGAAAAGCGCATCATAAACGGCTTTGGGGACGAGACGGTGGCGAACTTCTTGCTTGAGGTCTTGGGCAGAGGGGATGAGGACGGCAAGAGGGGAGCGGAAAGAGATGGAGTCTTCGTGAGAAAAGAGTGGTGGGAGGCCGCGCTGAATCAGGATGGAATGGAGGGGGCCCCAGGACTCGAGGCGGGTTATGGAGAGGGAGAGCGAGGGGGAGGTGATGGCAGTAGTCTTGAGCCAGTTGAGTGCGCTCATAGGCTGGGTGTACGAGAGAGAAGGGTTGTTTTCTAAGAAGTAAGTTAGCTGGCCGTTTTTGATCTCGAAGCGGTACAGCTCAGGCATGAGAGAGAGATTCGTGAAGTCGGATTCGGGGGGGACCACGAGAGAGGCGTAGAGCTTTTGGACTTGAGGGGCTTGCTGAAAGAAATCGAGAATTTGATCTGGGGAGAAATACATGAGGGCGTCGTGCATGAAAACTGTTTCTGTGTTAGGAAGGGAAGTGGAAGTGACTGGGTAGCGGACGGAGTCGGCGGCAGTGAGGCGATAGTTGAAAGGCGTGGGGGGAACAAAATTTGCGTTTTTGGCGCGCATTTTGTTGTACTTGGATGGCTTCATGAACATGACGGAGGAGGGGGTGGTGGCTTTGTGGTGCCAGTCAGAGAGCAGGTTAATCTCAAGGGTCTTGTGAACGGGATGAGAGTGGTTGGTAGTGCCAAAATCAGTGATGTCAATGCCAGAGTCGGTGAGGAAGGGGCGGTGGACTTGAGGAATATGATAAGGGAATTTATCAAGGGCAGCGCGAAAGGGAGAGGCGACGGCTTCAAGGAGGGGGGCAGTGATGGAGTCCTTATGGATAGTTGAGGCGAGAGCTTCAAGAATCCCTTTGAAACCTCCAGAAGCACCGTGGAGTGTTGGGAGAGGGGTGACGGAAGGAGAGTGATACGGACGGCCATAGCGGCAAGCGGAGTGGGGCGAGAGGTAGGGGCGAGGAGCGTGGAGCATGGCGCGGGTGGTAGGGCGGGGATGGCGAGGAGGGAGGAGGAAAACGCGGAAAAGGGCGGTGAGGATGTCGGCAAGGAACAACCCGAGAAGCGGGAGGAAAAACCACGGGGGATCCGTGGTGGGCAGGATAACTAGAGTGGAGAAAAACAGAAGAGGGATGAAAGACAACTGGAAAAAGAGTAAATTCGCCGTGGAGTTGATCCGAACTGTCGGAGTAAACCTTTAAATTTCAGAACGACGCGGGAATTTAGAGGGGATGCAAAAATTATTTCAAGAAGAACACAGGATCTCGCAGCCTTTCGGACGGGCGAGAACTGAATCTGAGAGATTCAAC